GAACTTACCTCCATACTACGCATTAGCGTTCATCATGAAAACGTAGAAATGCGTAAAACAACAGCAGAATATAGCAGAAGCAATATATTTTTATTTGAAGACCTAAGATGAAAGTACCTGTAGTCTTACGAGACGACTACACCATGTACTTAGAGTTCTTTGAAGGAATGTTGTGGTTTCATACAGATGTACATAAGTGGACACCGGAAGTAAAGGCAAAGTATTTAGAAGATTTAAACTTGTTGCAGTATTTGGTTAACAGTCCTTTGCTTGCAATGATTAATAAACGAGATAAGAAACTAACTAAATTTACAAAAGTAATTGGTTTTAAATATGAACAACCCTTTTTAGGTAATGATAAACAAATGTATGACATCTACAGTAGGAGTAAATAATGGGTAGCTTTGTTAGTGCAATCGCAGGACCAGTGCTTAATATTGCCGGTGGTCTTATTAGTGGAGGCAAGGGGGCAGATGCTGCCAAAGGACAGGCGGAATCGCTTCGTGCTGCAGGAATTCGTGCTTCCAACATGGCACAGTTCCGTCCTATTGGACTGAGAACTGGCTTCGGAACTTCTAACTTCCGAGTAAATGAACTAGGACAAGTCGAAGAAGCTGGATATACATTAAATCCAGAGTTAGAAGCTCTTCGTAATCGCTTTACGACAGGAGCTACTGGGTATGATCCTACTCGTCTGCAGAATCTAACAGAACCTATTTACGGCGGGGCAACATCGCTATTTAACTTAGGTGGTAGCTATTTAGGTGCAAATCCACAAGAGGTTGCAGCTAAATATATATCAGATAGGCAAAGTTTACTACAGCCTAGCCGTGCTGCTGAGTTTGGTCGATTACAGGCTCGTAACTTTGCTACTGGTCGTGGTGGTCTAGGTGTCCAGACAGGCACAGGCGGAGCGCCCGCTAATCCTGCATTACAAGCATATTACAACTCTATATTCCAGCAAGACAAAGCACTGGCTGCAGAAGCAGATACAGAAGCCATGAATCGTATTCGGTTTGGTGGAGAACTGTATGGTGCTGGCGGTAAACTTGCTTCAGGTATTCCATCGTTGTTTAGTGGTTCGTTCTTACCAATCGAGACACAACTTAACTTGGCTAAGAGCATTGAATCATTAGGACAGAATCCATATCAGATGAGTATTGATCTGGCTAATGCACAATCAGGTGCTGGCGCAAGATCAGGTGAATTGTATCTAAGACCACAAGCTGCTGCTGCAGATGCTTATTCTAAATATCAAGGTTACAGTCCATTAGGAACAGCCTTTAGTGGTCTAGGTAGTTCAATGAGTGGTGGAGGTTTTGGCGGATTTAGTAATTTATTTAGCACTCCCCCTATTCAAGGAGGCTGGGATGCTTCAATGCCGTATAGTAATGTAACTCGTGGATATGATCCTTGGTCTTCTCCTTCTGCTTCTTCATATAGTCAACAATCATACGGCGGTTTATTCTAAGGAGCAATTATGGCTGATATTGTAAGTAATTTATTCGGAGTAGACCCAGCAGCGTTGCAACAACAACGAGCTGCGACTGATTTTGCTAACGCATTTAAGTTTGCTCAATTAGATCCATTGCAAAGAGCTAATCTAGCAATCTATCAAGGTAGTGCTGGACTTGGTCGTGCAGCTAATCAGCTTCTTGGTGGAGATGAGCAGCTTAATAAAGCTACTAAGGTTCGTGAACTGTCTTCACAGTTTGATATGACTAGCGCTGATGGATTGCGTCAGTTTGCTCAAGCAGTTGCTCCGTTTGCTCCAGATGTTGCTCAACAGGCTGTTAGACGCTCTGACGAGATTATTACAACAGGATTAAAACAAACTGAATTAATTGCTAATGCTCAAGCTAAATTAAAAGAGAAATTAGGTACTCCAGAGAATCAAGCAGAACAGGCTAAGTTTACTGAGTTATTAGCTAAGTATCCGGATACCGTAGAAGGTCGAGCCAAAGCAGCTAATGATTTTAAAGAATGGAAAAGCCAGTTTAAACAAAAAGAAGCTGCTGCTGGTATCGCTCCCGGAGCTGCTACAGTTCCTGATTTACGGACGGCGCAGTCTCTTGTTAAAGATTATCTTGGTAAATCGCAAGAAAGCCTCAGTACTATTAAAACAATTAACAATTATGGTGAATTAATTAAGGCTGGTAATTCAAGTCAATTACCACAATTTCAAAGAGCTTTAGTTAAACTTGTTGGCGATAATCAAATTGGTCAAAATGAGTTAAAAAATATTCTTGGTTCTTCTGGTATTGCGTCAGATATTGTAGACGGAGTAGCTAAATTTATTACGGGTTCTCCAAGCAATGCTAAAATTGATGATGTTTTAAAAGGTGTTAAAGTACTCGAACAACAAATTCAACAATCGTATCGTTCTGGACAAGATCAGGCTCGTCGAGTCTTGACTAATTCTAAATTTGATCCACAAATTGTAGAGGATTTAGTTGGTCCTGCATTAAAGACAACTCCGCCAGCAGGCGGTGCAAAGACTGTTCCTGCATTAGCAAACTGGTTGATACAGGCTCGTGCAGCTAATCCTAATGTTTCTGATGCAGAACTTACAGCATATTATAACAAAAAGTATCCCCAACCAAAGAGCAAATAATGGCAATTATTGATCCGTTAGATATGCCAATGGGTAAAACCATTGTAGATCCTTTTGAGGCAAAACCTGATGTTGAAGCCGCTAAAGCTGTTAGTACTTTTGATTACATTGCTAATCAAGCTAAACTAGGCTTAACTGATAGTGCTGTCCTTGGACAAGCTATTCTTGATACGTTTTTAATTGAGCCTGTTTCAGGTCTTATTACTGGTAAAGGCAAAAAAGGCGGTATTGGAGAAAGATTTAGCGAGAATGTAAAGAGACTACAAACAACTGCTAGCGGAATTACTGGGGCTACGACTGGAATGAAAGCACCCGGAACCGTATCTGAAATTGTAGGCGGTGGTTCAAGAATGATGACTGATCCGATTAACTACATCGGTATTGGTCCTGTAATGAAAACTGGAGCTAAATTAACTGATTGGGCAGCAGAAACCCTAGCTAAAACCACAGGTCGTGCCGGTGGTTTGTTTACTTTAGGTACTACTGCTGAAACTGGAGGCATCCTTGGTGAGCAGGTAGAAAAAACTATTACAGGAGAAACAACGGGAACTGGTAAAGCTGTAGGTTCTTTAAGTGCTGCAGTATTAGGTATTACGCCAGCAGCAGCCATAGAACAAGCCGTTAGCGGTGCTGGTAATGTTGCTAAACAGATTTATAACAAATATAAGATGGTTAAAACTGATCCAGCATCAGCAAATGAAGCATACGCATCTGGAGCAGCTAAACGATTACTAGAGAAAATTGCTCAGGATTTACCTGCTGATCAAAAGATTGACGATATTGTTAAGGAATTTAATCGTATTGGAGATATTATTAATAAAGACACAGTACCGTTGGCAGTTGCTATGTCTGATAACGCTCTTGTTAAATCTCAAGTACAGAAATTAGCAAAAGAAAATCCTCAGTTCCGTCAAAGGGTTGATTTAGAATTACAAAATATTGCAACAGCTATTGATGAACGATCCAATTTTTTATTTGGTCCTCGCTATGCTCCTGTTACAGGTGCTCAAGGTATTGATATTAGTAATGCTTATAAGCGTCGACAAGCTATCGATGATCAAATTGAAAATTTAAGTAACAAGTTTGTTCCGACAGAAAAACAAACAGAGATTGGTAAAGCAATTGAAAATTTAGTTGAAGCTCGGCGTAAGACAGCCGCAGCCGAGATTAGTCCTACTTATCAAAAAATTATTAATGATGCCACTGCTGCTAAAGCTGAATTACCTAGCGATCAAGTAGCTAGTATTTATAAATTTGTAGAAGAGAATAACCTTCGTGACATCTTTGGCCGTAACACTCCAATTGATCGTCAGATTCTATCTAGATTATCTCCTACTCAGGAAAAATCACTTAATGAGTTAGGCGAAGAGGTTGCTAAAGATGTATTTAAACCATTATCTTTTGAGAATGTAGATTCTCTAAAGAGAGCCATTAACGAATTCCAGCGTGAAAGACTAACGCTAGATGAATCTCGTCGTATTAATCAATTAGAAAACTTTGTTAACGAAGCTCGTAAAAGCATTCCCGGAGACTACAGCCAGAGATTAGCGGATGTAGACCGAGTCTTCTACGAGAAAGTAGGTATTCCTTTCTCTGCTCAAGGCATTAAAGATATTGATTCTAAGCGGTATGCTGAACAGGTTGCTCCTGTAATTATCAAGAACAGTTCTTCTCTAAATCAGTTTTTAGGTGCCGTAGGCGATCAAGGTATTCCTATCGCTAATAATGCGGTAATTGCTGATGTTTATAATAAAGCAATTAAAAATGATGTATTAGATTCAAGAGCACTTCGCAACTATATAAAACAAAAAAGTTCTGTTTTAGACCAGCTACCTGAAACTAAATCATTATTAAATCAAGCACTCATTGATGATGGGGCGTTGAAAATTGCTAGAGCTAATATAGACGATGCAGTTAAAATAGCTGAAAAGAAAGTTGCTGATAACTTTGTCATTAGCGTTAAAGATTCTAATGGAGTATCTGTACCAAATTATATAGAGATTTCAAACAAACTATTTACAGATCCTAATTTCTTTTCAAAGATTACTAGAGATCTTAAAGATTTGGATCCAGTTACATCTAAAGCAGTTTATAACTCTATTCGTGCTGAAATTGTAAACAAGGCTAGAGATTATCCTGATGGCGGTTTAAAGTTCTTGTCTGATCCAAAGAATGCTAAAGTAATTAATCAGATGTTTGGTAAAGGCTATCAGTCTGCTGTTAAAGACTTAGTTAAATTATCTGATTCTATCAGAAAAGCCAATGTTGATGATATTAGTGCAGTTCTTATGAGAGCTGAACTTGACCTTGTCAATAAAAAGTTAACAGAGTTGGGTATACCCGGTCTTGATGCTCCGTTTATTACATCTACATTCCGTGATCGTATTGCAAGTATTCCGCAAAAGATTGTTCGACTTGCAACTCGTGTAAACACTGCACAGTTAAAAGATGCTACTGATAAAGCTATTGGTGATCTATTACTCGATAAAGATGGTTTAGAAAAACTAATGAATGTTGCTAGAACAATGGATTTTAAGATTAATAATCCAACAAATTTCCGCAAGTTGAAAGATAGTTTGTCTTCAGTTGCCCCTCGTTATATTTACGGAGGAGCCAAAGAAGCAACAATGGAAACTATTCAGCCTGAACCAGTTGCTCCAGAACCACAACTAGAGTTTAACCTATTTGAGGAACAACAATAAGAACATGAGCCATGTCAGATCAATTTGGGTTTATCGAAGGAGCAAAGTCTGTAACCAGTAGCATGGACGCTAGTCGTGAGGCTAGTAAATCCATCACTAAGAGTATTGTCGATGTACAAAAGGATGCTGCAGCAGTAGCGCAGCAGAAAGACCTAGAGCGTAAGAGACAGATAAGAGAATCTCAGGTCTTAAAAGAGCAGTACTTCAAGAGAGCATTGATGGAATGGCAACGCCAAGAAACCATCCGTATCGAGGAAGCTAAAGTCAAAGCTGATTTCATTAAGAAGCACGGTGCTAAACGCTGGAGTGAAATCGAATCCATTAAACAAAAGATAGAGAAACAAGATAATGAACTTACTAGAGAGTTTAAACAAGATTTGGCAAAGGTTCGTAGAGCAATGTTCATGTGCTATGCAGTGGCTGCGGTCATTGCTTGGTATCTAACTTGGGGGTATAAACAATAATGTTACCATTAATGGCACTATTCGATGTTGGGATGAAAGTCCTAGATAAATTCATTCCTGATCCTGAAGCTAAGGCAAAGGCTCAGAAAGAACTACTACAGATGCAGCAGGAAGGAAAGCTTGCTGAGTTACAAGCTGATAACATTGAGGCACAAGAGCTCACTAAGCGACACGAAGCAGACATGGCTTCTGATTCTTGGCTGTCTAAGAATATAAGACCTATGACGCTAGTGTTTATTCTCTTGGTCTATTCAGCATTCGCTACGATGTCAGCGTGGGATATAGAAGTAAACAACAACTATGTTGAACTGCTAGGTCAATGGGGAATGCTGATTATGTCCTTCTATTTCGGCGGACGCACGCTGGAGAAGATAATGGATATGAAGAAAGGTAAAGATGAACCTAAGCCCTAATTTCACCCTAGAAGAACTAACCCACTCTGAAGTAGC